TGCACTATTACTAAACTGTCACGGCCCACGATCTACCGACGCCTGAAAAGCACCACCTTCCCTAAACCACGAAAATCGCTCGCTACCGCAGCCCGCGGACCACGGAGCGTGAACAAATGGTCAAAACACGAAGTTGTCGCTTGGGTGGACGCGGCCAACGACCCTACGGAAGAGAAAGAAAGGCAAATCAGTGACACTGCTGCGGCCTTGATGGGATTAGGCGCGTTTTTATTTTTAGCAAGTTTGGTCTATTACGTCAGCGTTTAGGGTTGTCTATAAGCCCATATTGCTGCAAAGAGGAACAGCATAAAGCAAGCCCACGTAAAGATTACAGTACCCGCCAGCTTCATGGCCTTTTTAAACTCAAGCCTACGCTTTTTGATAATCCTTAACTCTTTCTCATGCGCGTAACGGCTTTCCTCCATCCTCTTTTTGATGCTCGTATAGAGGTCAAACTGTCCTTGCATCATGCAAATATCTTTCAATTGCTGGTCAAAATTCTGTAATTGCCTCTTAGCGCTCTCCATTTTTAGCGCGTCTTTATAGCTCATCGCACCGGCTTTGGCTTTCTCTACGTCATTGAACTTTTCGTCAGCCTCGGCCCAAGATCCCAGTATCGTATCTAAGTTACCCTTACCTTCCTTAACGGTCTTTATGCCGTCATTTAAAGCTTTTAGTGCAGATAGGACTGCTACAACTTCACCGATCATTTTCAGTTACCATTAATCTTGCCTACCGTCAACTTCATGTTTCAGTTTACAGGAGGACTATTTGGTTGAACAGGCAGGTTTGGTATAATGAAACCCGGTCCGCATTCTACTTTGGTGGTACGACCCCCTATTGGACTATCTGAAGAAGGGTGTGGGCCGACCAAGTCACAAGGAGAACTACTATGCCTACGCGCAAACCAGCAAAGGGCAAAGCAAAAGTAAAAGTAACCTCGACCGGTAAAAAAGTTAGCTATGGTCAGGCAGGTAAAGCCAAAGGCGGCGGACCTCGGGTCAAGCCCGGTACGTCCAAAGGTGATAGCTACTGCGCCAGAAGTCTAGGTATCAAGAAACGATTGCCTAAGAAGAAACAGAATGACCCTAACACCCCGAATAACCTGTCGAGAAAACGGTGGAAGTGCGCTGGTGCTAAGTCCAAGAAGTGAGCCCGGGTTACACGCTGCACGGCTTCTACGTTATAGGAGTTTGAAAATAAAAAATAAAGTTTATGCGAAAATAGCCGTAACCGGTGTAACCGTGTAACTTTTGCTATTGCGCCCTTTATGTATAAGGGTTTCAGAGAACACACCAGTACAAATAAAATATGTAACGTAACTAAAGTTTATGTAACTTAAAGGTCGAAAGTGCGTTAAGCGGGTTTGAAAATCTTTTTTTATTTTTTAATTTTGAATCTCGCTATACATAAAGCGGGGTTTAAGCGAAACTGCTATCGCTTAATTACTAGGAAATAGCACGATGCCCCAAGTCAGAAAGAAAGATCCGGCTGTTTTGGAAAAGCGAGGCCGCGGCAGACCCCCTTCAACTAAAAATTCTAAGCTTACCCGCAAGCAAGAGTTGTTTGTCAAAGAGCTTATCTCCAAGGATGGTCAGATCACGATGCGGGAAGCGGCAATCAATGCCGGTTATCCCGTGGCTTCAGCCCATACTAGAGCCTACGAAATGACTTCCGCACACATCTGCCCCCATGTTGTGTTTGCTATTCAGACCTATCGCCAAGAGCTTGATGAAAAATACGGCGTAAACTACCAACGTCATTTACGGGACTTACAACAGATCCGAGATATGGCACTAGAGAATGGTGCTTACAGCGCCGCCGTGCAAGCTGAGTATCGAAGAGGTCAGGCGCAGGGTGATATCTATGTTTCAAAGTCTGAGGTCAGACACGGTAGCATCGACAGCATGACGAAAGACGAAGTTGAATTAGCATTGAAGGAGTTAAAACAAAGCTATGAGCCGAACATTATCGACGTTACTCCCCAAGGAACGGCTGGTTCCAGCGACAGCAACCAAGAGAGAATCGGACCTGTGGCGGATGATGAAATCGGGTTTCAAGAAGACCTTGAGAGGCTGGACCACAACACGCATTGAAACGTGGGCAATGCCGGGTGTTCCGGACGTACTAACCTGTGATGAAAAAGGTAACTTTCATTTCATTGAATTAAAAGCGACGGCGGGTAACGCCTGTGACCTGCGACCCCACCAAGTTGCGTGGCTTACTAAGCACGGTAGAGCCAGTGTCTGGGTGCTTGTTAGAAAGCTCGCTACAAAAACCAAGCCGCAGTCTTTCTATTTGTACCATGGCAGTCTTGCAATGGATTTGAAAATGGAGGGGTTGAAGGTCCCTCCTGTATATTGGACTGACGGCGATATCGATTGGGAAAAGGTAATGTCCTTGATATCTCCCACATAATTATATAAAGTTGCATACTCTTATTAACTAAAGGTGAAAGTATGTTTTTTATTGATTGGCTGTATAAATTGCTATATGGCAAAGATGCTGCGAATGACTTAAACGAATCCCGTAAAAAGCCAACAACCAAGAGGCGTAAGTGATGAGCATCGAACGAAGGCAACTGAACAAGCTGTTGGATACAATGATGGAATATCAAAAGTCCCTAATTGAGAAGAGCGGCATGTCTCGCCAGAGCTGGGAGCTTTTGGATCGAGTTCGGGAAAGCATTGCGGAAACGAAAGACCGACGTAATGAGATCGACATGGAACGCCAAAACGCCCATGTTGAAACTAGCGGAGGCCGATAAACATGTGCGACCGCAAGGTAATGAACCACGTCGAGTATAAGCGTAAGCTAAAAGGCATGTCGGAGGCTTCTTTAAGGTTTACGATTGCTGATTGCAAGGAGGCCCTAAAGGCTCTACCTGATTGCGATAACGCAAGTTACTACAGCGATGAGATAATTTATTGCGGCATAGAACTTAGTGACCGGCGGTAGTCAATCTGCACTCTAAAGAGGCCCGGTTAGCCCCGGGCTTTTTTTTGGAGGAGTAGACATGTATGCGCTTTTATGGGATAGTATTTTTTCATCTAACTAAAAAGGCAATCGGTTATGGAAATCAAGTTAAGTAATTACGAAGTGATGGAAGCTATTTATGCTTACCTAGAAAAGAACTACGCGTTAGATATATCGGAGTCTGACCTCTTTCAATATCCACTTCTCGAATATTGCGTCGAGACTACCGTGTTTAAAAAGAACAAGAGCGGTAGCTTTCAACGCAGAAAAGGTGAGCTGGTGAAGGACCTTGAGTTGTCGACCAGAGTGGATTCGTCCACGCAAATGAATTGGGATTCGACGATCACACTGTTTGTGGATAAGCAATCGTGAACCGGTTGCGGGATCAAATTCTTATGTGGGAGGGTGAGCTACCACCCGACGAAACGTGTGCGTCAGGGTATCCTTGTCTCTTTGACTCCGATGGACATTGTGAGTGGTGTGACGATACCTGCGGTGATCGGGACGACTGCCCCGACTAAAAACTAAGCCCGGTTGGCCCCGGGCTTTTTTGTATCTGGCTATCTATGTTAAAGTATGTTATAATGTCAAGACTCACTAACGAAAGGCGAAGGCAATGAATGACGAAGAGTACGGCATCTCAGAACAGATCTGTGGACGAAGTTTCTTGATTGATCTTCAAAACAATCGAAGGAAGGTTGCGTTGGAAAAACGTAAATGGCGTAAAATTATGGTGGAGGATACGCCACCTGCTGTTCGCAGAAAAGTTATCAACAAGATGTTCCCAGCGCCATCGAAGGCGGACGCAGATGATCTCGAACTCCGGGGATTAAACTTGCTAGATAGAAGTCGGATGCCCTGTCCACCTCTACCCTGCGGAGCGGACGACGCATGGATTGATCAAGCGGAGGCTAATCGACTCTATGCTTTTTCGATGATCGACGCCGCGGCGGTTTTGCGGGCACGACCGGATCATCAGAACGCCCCAAATCTCCACGCTTTTGACGAAGAGTATTTTAGCTCGTGATCTGTCGATTCGATCACTCGAAGGGTGTGTACGTTGCTTACTTTAACCACCGTGGGACAGCCTGTCCCGCGGAGGGCACCACCCTTTCTGAGGCCCTCGCTCGTTGTTACCTGTTAGCACTGGACAACCTCCCATAAACTCGCATACACTTAGCAACTCACTAACGAAAAAGGCAAAAGAATGAACGTATTGTTAAAAGACTCCAGTTTAGATGTGTATGCAACCCCGACTAGCTATGTCGATTTGATGCATTACATTGATAAGTTTAGTGCGGGTGAAAAGATGGCCGCCATGGTTTCCGCTCATATGGCATGGAATCTAGCCTGCTCGATTGCGAAGGATGAATTTGAAGGGGGAAACAATGAATAAGAAACAGTTTGCTGCGGTAAAAAAATTGTTTAATCGAAACCCTGACGGCTGCGAAACCTTTTACGAGTTAAGCGCCCGGGCTCATCCGGAAATTGGTTTTCCAGATACCTACGTTATTTATTGGTGCGGCATGACTGTCGGTATAGAGCCTGACGGACACACTCACACCTAGATTTGAGCCCGGTTAACCCGGGCTTTTTTATGGGCGAACGCTGGACAACCTCCCATAAACTCGCATACAATTTAACCTCACTAATCAAAAGGCAAAACAATGTACGTAGATAATAAAAAAGCATTCGACTCTGGGTTTGGCGGAATCATTGCGGAAATGACCCAAGCCATGTACATGGGAACGATCACGCGAGACCAGCTACTGGTCGCCTGCGACGTTTTAGGAATCCCGCTCTCAACTGAAAGGAAAATCCCATGAAAGATGTCATCCAAATAAAGGTTGGCGATGAACTGCCGAACGGTGCGACCGTTTTAAAAATTAACCCAATCGAATATATGCGAGTACAGCGAGGCGATGGCGAAGTTATCTATAAGCAACGTTACGTGCTTTGTTTATTTCGCGGTGGATTTGTCACTTGGAACATCCAAAGTAACGACCCGCATTCAACATGCCACGGCAATTATCACACTGATTTGCGAGAGGCCCTTGACGGTTTTGAAAACCGCAGCCATCCCGTCGACATGATGCTCTCCGCTCATAACGAGAATGGGTGGACCGCATGACTGTAAATAAATCAAGACGATTAGGTACGCTGGAGAAAAGGTTCGGGTCCTTTACTGTGGAGCTGGAGCCGTGCTGGGACCGCGACGCGCTTATGTGTTACGTGAGTAAGAACGGGGAGACAAGCTCGCTAGAATGGGTTTCGGATTTCGGAGAAATAGATTCCGGAATCGCACCACCCCAACCGGTGCCACAGCGGACCATTGATAAAATAGAGGAGTGGGCGATGGAAAACGGCTGGTAGACTGTAAACCTTTAGTCCTGAGCCCGGGAAGCCCCCGGGCTTTTTTATGCCCGGTCTCTTTACATTGTCTTATATAATCGCATACCATGAGCGCCTCACTAACGAAAAGGCAATTAACAATGGCAATACATATCAGCAATACCAGCAAAATGCCGACCGGATGCGGTAGCTGGTCTCTTCAAGCAATAGACACCTGCCCGGGATCATTCGACACCCTAAAGCGCGAACTGGTCGACGCCTGCAAAGGCTGCTATGCCCGGTTCGGGAACTACAATTACCCGAATGTTAAAAAGCCCCGGGCTAGTAACCGCGAGGATTGGAAGCGCTCCGGGTGGGCGGATGATATGGTGGCGGCAATGGAAAAAAGCGAGCTGTTCCGGTGGTTCGATTCCGGCGACTGCTACAGTGTAGGCCTCGCTCGTAAGATACTGGAAGTGATCCAGCGAACGCCTCACGTAAAGCACTGGTTCCCCACGCGAATGCATAAGTTTGCAAAGTTTCGCGAGGTGTTGGCTACCATCAATCGACAGAAAAACGCGGTAGTCCGTCGGTCTAGCGATAGCATTAACGGCGAAATCGACGGTCGCTGGTCGAATGGTTCTACCATCATTCCGACAGTAGACCACGCCAAGCCCGGGCAAACCGTATGCCATGCATACGATCGGGGAGGCAAGTGCGGCGAATGCCGACAGTGTTGGGATAAGGAGGTCAAGACGATAGCTTACCCGGCGCATGGCCGGAGCATGATTAAACTCATTAACTTAGCAGCATAGGGGTAATATAATGGCAAAATATACAGTGGTTCCAGCGTACAACAGAGACTACAAGTCCGCGAAAGCTGCGGTAGCAGATTGGAAGGCCGGAATGGATTTCCGAATAACGACCAATCCAATGGACCCAAACGACGGGCGCTATTGTTCGATTAACGACGGTTTCAAGGTCACTATCCGATACAATCGGCGGGAGCGAATGGTTAACGCGTGACCCAGTAACTGACCACCTAAGCCCGGTTAACCCCGGGCTTTTTTATGCGCCTCATATACCGGTTGACAATATCGCACAATATCGCACAAAATAGGCGCTCACTAACTAAAAGGCTAAAACGATGACAATATCCAACTACCGCAACCAATTGGAGGCCGACGGGGTAGATTCCGAAATGGTCTATAATGTCACTAGCTGCATAGAGCGTATGCATGAGTTGTTCGCTATCGCGAACGGGGACCAGCGCCTAGTACTTCAACATAAATTCGGCACCCGCTTTGTGAAGGAACTCGAAAATTTCGGGGGCTATACTAACAAGCAAACCACTTTGGCAGTTAGAACGGTAATCTGTGATCAGATAACCGCATTGGAGGTCCAAGCCAATGCTGATTGAATTGCGAAAAGTGAAACGTGGTGACTACTTCAAACTGGGTGCCGATAGCAAACCTGTATTCGTCCGGGGTGAATACGTCCGTGGCAAGCGTGGCTTTTGGCCCGCTACGTTTAGCTGTTCATACTTCGACAATGTGAACCGCGAGCGCTTCCTTCGTCCTGATCGCATGGTTGAGGTCGGCTTCACTTTCTAACCCGGCACCTAACCCACCAACCTAGCCCGCTATATGCGGGCTTTTTTATGGGCGAATATAACAGTGCAACCGGCCGGGCCGCGACCCTCGAACGTACAGCAAAACGTACCGGTCCGTGCACGTATACGGCATATCGCATACCCTGGCTATTTCGGGGAATCCCAGCCCTAAAGGCCCGCAGCCGTGCGGCGTGACCGATGCCCGCGAACACTGGACCGCGGACCGCGAACACTGAGCGCGACCGGTTACCAGTTGGAAGTTAAAACGGGACCGTTGGAAGTGATAACTGTACGCGGCTTTTAACTTCCAAATCGCGGACCGGGAACACTGGAGCGTTACCCGGGACCAGTTACCAGTTACCAGTTACCAGTTGCCAGTTACCAGTTGCCATTGGACCGGTTGCCGCGATAATTCGCCCGGGTCCCCCGGCTATCGGGTCAATCCGCACCTTCCTTGCATCGTTAGTCTCGGCGCTCGATCCGCGGCCCGGGCCTAAGTGACTACAGCTAGGGCCATGTTTCTCTCAAATATTCACGTGTAATTTCCGATGAGCTTTAACTGTCTTATAAATGCGTGTAATATCGCATATGTACCGTGTGCCGCGACCCGATATTGTTTCACGTGAAACATGTACAATTGATCGGCAAAATATTCACAGGGACCCCTATGAGTGCAGCAAGTAACCCGTCTTTAGATGAGAAAAAACTCAAGCTTGAGCTTCGTCTCGCGCAGCTAGAGAAGAATGAGTTGTGCCAAAAAGATTTTTTAAATTTTGTAAAAGTTATGTGGCCCGAGTTTATTGCTGGACGGCACCATAAAATTATTGCGGACAAGTTGCAGAGGGTCGCGAGCGGTGAGTTAAAGCGTTTGATTATCAATATGGCCCCGCGGCACACGAAGAGTGAGTTTGCTTCGTTTTTGTTTCCTGCGTGGATGATGGGTAAGAACCCGAACATGAAGATCATTCAAGCGACGCACACGACGGAGTTGGCGGTTAACTTTGGTCGTAAGACGAAGAATTTGTTAGATGCAGACAATTATCGGAATATTTTTCCTGATGTGAAGTTAGCGGCAGACAGCAAGGCCTCTGGGCGGTGGGACACGAGCGCGGGCGGTATGTACTATGCCGTGGGCGTTGGGTCGAACTTAGCGGGTCGTGGTGGAGATTTAATTATTATTGACGATCCTCACTCGGAGCAGACCGCAATGTCCGCGGCAGGCTTTGATGATGCGTGGGATTGGTACACGGGTGGACCTCGTCAGCGGTTACAGCCGGGTGGTTCTATTGTTATTGTCCAAACTCGGTGGTCGGAGAAGGATATGACCGGCCAATTATTGCGGGCGATGGCTAAGGACCCTCTGGCGGATCAGTGGGAGGTGGTGGAACTGCCTGCTATTTTTGAAGATGGGACTCCGTGTTGGCCTGAGTACTGGAGCCTCGAAGATTTAACCGCGGTTCGCGCCTCTATTCCGCCTAGTAAGTGGAACGCACAGTATCAGCAAAATCCCACGGGCGAGGAAAACGCTATCATCAAGCGCGAGTGGTGGCGTTTGTGGGAAAAACCCAAGGTTCCCCAGCTAGAATACGTGATTCAGAGCTACGATACGGCTTTTTCCAAGAAGGAGACGGCGGATTATTCGGCTATTACGACATGGGGGGTATTTTATCCGAATGAGGGTGGTAGTGGTCCCAATTTAATTTTGTTAGATAGTAAAAAGGGACGGTGGGATTTTCCTGAGTTAAAGGAGGTTGCACTGGATCAGTATAATTTCTGGGAGCCGGACACTGTTATTGTTGAAGCTAAGGCTAGTGGAACGCCTTTGACGCAGGAATTGCGGGCAATGGGCATTCCTGTTGTTAATTTCACGCCTAGTCGTGGCAATGACAAGATCACCAGAGTCCACAGTGTTTCTCCATTATTCGAGGCCGGTATGGTTTGGGTCCCCGACGAGACTTGGGCGGACGAGTTAGTGGAAGAAGTAGCCGCTTTTCCTAACGGCGAGTTTGATGATTTAGTCGATAGTATGACTCAAGCACTTATGCGGTATAGACAGGGTAACTTTGTTCAGCTACCCTCGGATGACTTTGAAGATGATGAAAACTCTGCTAAAGTTCGAGTATATTACTAACCTTAAACGGAAATACTGCGTATGACCGAATCCGCGGTTAATCTCGGGGCAGCCGGATTTGTTTCGTATTTTAACGATGGCGGTGCCAGTGTTGATTTCCCCCTAGAGGAGGATATTTACGCAGGACCCTCTGACGAAGAAAAGCAAGCCGTTGTAAGTCGCTTTCAAGAAGCTGGTTTTCTGCCAGAAGATTCCGAACCGGGGCTAACGTCACTCCTTGGTGATATGGTTATGGGTAGTGATGACCCTGACGCCTTTGACGGGGAACTGCTGGACCGAATCAGAAGTTCTGCTTCTGCTAATTCCCCCGGAAACGAACAATTTTATCCTGAAGGTAACAGCTTTTTTGAGCAGTTGTCTGACGAATACGGATACCCTAAAAGTAGACAATCTGATGGCTCTATGGGAATAGAGGCTATGGAAGGTCGCACCCGACATTCAACACCTTACCGTCGCGACGACCTGCCCACGCCACAAGAGCTATCAGATGCAAGGTCGCACATGCTTGCTTCCGCTATGGCGGCTTCTCAATACGGACCTAAAACATCGAATCGTATGGGAATCATGGAGGAAGGAATTTCTTTGACCCGGGGTGGTCGAGCCCACAGCAAGATGGATAAGCGAAACAACGCTGTTGGTCGTCGTATTTTTGCACAAGCGGGTATGGAAGCGACTACCGCGGAGCTTACCAAACAGGTAGATCAAGTTATATTTGAGCAACTCAACACTATCATGGGTAGATCTGAAGAAGAGCAAAAGCCGTCTAAGGCTAACCCCGGGCATCGTAAGAACTGGGAGAGTGACGCACAGGTAAAGGGAACCCAAGACGAGGGTCAACTATATTTTCCTCGTAAAGAAAGTGGCAAATTCCTTACTGAATTTCTGGACTACTAGGAACTAGGCTATGGCAGACCGAAAAACAAATGCAGGGCTGATGGACAACAACGTCCCTTCCCAGATGGACATGGAAGACATGGCCGCTGAGATTGAGCTAGAGCTACCGGGTTCCCAGAACGATGTTATGGCAATGATACAAGCCGAGGACGTTGGATCTATTGAAATAACGCCAGAAGAAGATGGCGGGGTCATTATTGATTTCGACCCTACTGATCAACGTGGCGAAAGCTTAGACTTTGACGCTAACCTTGCGGAAGAGATCCCCGAGCGTGAGCTTCAGCGCATTTCTGGAGAGTTGCTGGGCGAGTTTGACGCTAACAAATCCAGCCGTCAAGATTGGGAAGAGGCTTATTCCAGTGGCCTAGAGCTTCTAGGCTTTAACTACGAAGAAAGAACCCAGCCCTTTCGTGGTGCCTCCGGTGTAACCCACCCTCTGCTGGCCGAAGCGGCTACTCAGTTCCAAGCACAAGCGTTTAACGAGCTTTTACCTCCGTCAGGACCTGTTCGCACCGTGGTTATGGGTAAAGAAACCGCGGCAAAGACGGCTCAAGCGCAACGTGTTAAACAATTTATGAACTATTACATTGGCAATGTGATGGAAGAGTACACGCCTGATATGGATCAGATGTTGTTCTTCCTCCCGTTGGCAGGTTCTACGTTCAAAAAGACTTACTATGACGAAACGCTAGGTCGTGCGGTGTCCAAGTTTGTTCCCGCAGAGAATTTGGTAGTCCCTTATTCGACCACGGACCTCGAAACATGTCCTAATATCACCCAAGTTGTTCGTATGCCTTTAAACGACCTGCGTAAAAGGCAAGTAGCAGGCGTTTATTTAGACGTAGAGGTGATTCCTTCTCAGAGCGAGCTTACGTCACTTAGTGGTGAGATCGACCGCATAGAGGGTCAGGACGCCAATCAGATAGATTATGACTGTACTATCCTAGAGTGCCATGTGGATTTGGACTTAGAAGGGTACGAAGATCTTGACGAAGAGGGTGAAGAGACGGGAATTAAGGTTCCTTACGTCGTTACAATCTCTGAAGACAACGGGCAAATCCTGTCCATCAGACGTAACTATCGAGAAGACGACGAGCTTCGTAAAAAAATACATTATTTTACGCATTTCAAATTCTTGCCGGGATTCGGGTTCTACGGACTAGGCTTGATACACACCATTGGCGGTTTGTCGCGAACAGCTACTTCCGCACTCCGACAATTGATCGATGCAGGAACGCTTTCTAACCTTCCAGCCGGATTCAAGGCCCGCGGCCTACGGATCAGAGATGACGACGAGCCCCTTCAGCCCGGTGAATTCCGAGATGTAGATGCTCCCGGAGGCGCTATTCGAGATAGCTTGATGCCGCTGCCGTTTAAAGGACCGGATCAAACATTGTTTCAGCTTTTAGGCTTTGTTGTCGATGCTGCTCAACGCTTCGCTACCATAACGAACCTGAAAGTTGGCGAAGGTGATGCAACCGCGGCTGTCGGCACCACTATGGCGATGATGGAGCAGGGCGCACGAGTAATGAGTGCGGTTCACAAACGCTTGCACTACGCCATGCGTCAAGAGTTTAAGATTTTAGCAAGGGTAATGTCTGAAAGTTTACCGCAGTCGTACCCGTACACTGTCCCCGGCGGTGATGAAACCATCATGCGGGAAGACTTTGACGACCGGATAGACGTAATCCCGGTTAGTAACCCGAACGTATTTAGTCAAGCACAGCGGATTATGCTGGCTCAGACTAAGATGCAGCTTGCGGCACAGGCCCCGGAAATACATAACATCCACGAAGTTTATCGGGACATGTACGAAGCTTTGGGCGTTACCGATGTAGACAGGCTGATGAAGTCTGTACCTCTGGAAGATCCGGAGCCTATTGACCCTGCACAAGAGAACATAGATTCGTTAGATATGCTTCCCTTAAAGGCGTTTGAGGGGCAGAATCACGAAGCTCACATACAAGCTCATTTGGTTTTTGGCACAAGCCCTATGGTTGGAAGTTTACCGCCTGTAGCAATGACGCTGCAAAAACACGTTATGGAGCATGTTCAGATATCCGCTAGAGAAAAGGCGGCGGTTGCCTATTTGCAGCAGGTCCAGCAGTCTGGGGGACAGCCCGCGGACAATGTCCAGATGCTAGAAATAGAGCGTATGACGGCTCAGTTTATTGCTGAAGGCTTGCAACAAGTTAAAGCCATCTCGGGCGAGATGTCTGGTGCTGGTGCGCCTGATCCTTTAGTCCAGTTGAAAGAGCAAGAGATGCAGATTAAGGCCCAAGACAATCAAGCGGGGAATCAGATAGATCAAGCCAAGCTTCAGTTAGACTCCCAGAACCAAGCAATGCGAGCAGAGCAGTTTGACGAGCGGATTGCAGCACAAGAACGTCAGACCTCGGCCCGTATACAAGCGGCGATGGACAGAGAAATACTTAAACAAAATGATGGAGACAATAACTCGTGAAAAACAGAAAAATAAAAGTTAATGGTTCTGCACCAAGCAATCCTCCGAAGGCTGTTCCCTACGCGGATATTAAAGATCAAGGCAGAATTCCTTACGGAAAGACAGCGCCAGCACCTGTGGCTGGGGGTCTTAAAGACTTTGCTAACACCCCTCGCAAGATGAAGGTTAGGGGCGGCGGAGCGGCTATTCGCGGCACTAGCTTTATGGGATACTAGGGAACTAGTAAAAGGGTAAAGGAGTTTTTAGATGCCGTATAATTTTCTTAGCGGTCTGGACTTAACGGGCATGAACTACGGCGCTGCGCCTGCACAGATTCAGCAGCCTTCGATAACACCGTTACCCGCGGCACAGCCTATGTTTCAACCGCCGTTTATCGGTGGCAATAATTACGGGCTTGGTAACTCGGGGTATCTCAGCAACTTAGACCTTTCTAGCTACCAAAATCCTTCCCAACAAACTGCTCAGAACGCCCCTGCTTTAGCCACGCAAGCCCCTGCCTTAGCCGCTCAAGCCCCTGCTTTAGCTAATAATTTAGTTCCAGCAACACCACCCCTAACAGGACCCGCCTCTCAGCAACTGTACACTTTGAATCCGGGGGAAGATTACGATGATTATACAAGCAGGGTTACCGCTGCACAGCAAGCTGACCCTAACTTTAACAGAACAGACTACCAGCAAGCGTTAAGGACCGGGACCGGAATTGCAGCCTTAGCGCCGCCACCGCCTGTTAATCAGCTTCCACCGCCTGTTAATCAGCTTCCACCGCCTGTTAATCAGCTTCCACCGCCTGTTAATCAGCTTCCACCGCCTGTTAATCAGCTTCCACCGCCTGATCTTAATCAAGGTTTTGGGACGACTGAGCCTGATAATGCGTCAGAGACCCTTCAGAAAACCATGCCAGCGATGACTTCGCAAAACGTTTCAAGTCAAAAATCAGGACAACCAACCCGAAATTCGGAGTTTGGTATTCGGCCTTTTGATGGTACCGGGTTAACAAAGACAGCTTATGACATAATTGTATCGAAAGATGGCGACAAGAACGGGGATGCTTACATATCTACCAATGAGTGGACTAATTGGACATTAGATAAGGGACCTACTGCTACCTACGCAGACAATTGGGCTCAACGAATGGAAGACACTCGAAACAATGCGGAGAAGTATGGTATTAGCGGCTCTACCTTAGCTAGATTAAACGAGCTAGATGCTAATGGTCTGCAAATAGGCCGAGAAAACTTTTACGCTGATAAAAATAACAGCTTCGCCTACGACATCGGTGCCGAAACTAAATATGTTCCTATGACATTTAGAGAAAACGGGTCAAGAGCCTTGAGTGCTGATGCTAGACTAGACGCACAATCCACAGCATACGCCGCTATATATGAAGATGATCCTGAAGACATAGAAGTTCCTGCAAACTTTTATGAAGCGGAGAATAAAAATAAATTAGACTACTACCATCATTTATTAAAAGTTGAAGATCGTCCTGAGTTAATTACTGAAACTCCAAGAGATGGTCCCGAAAAAGATGATGATGATCCCGAGGAAACTTTTTGGTGGGACAAAGTAGACTATTCTAACGAAGGCGTTGAGTTTACCGGGGCCACTTCGGCTACTGACCTTGGATCTGCTGTCCCTATATCAGCTATACGGGTTTACTATAAGGACGACGCGGAAGGATTAGCCAACTTTAACAGTTGGATGGTAGCTCACCCGAAGGGATTTCAATCGGAAATGTGGAACAAATTTTTCCTGCCTCTTATTAATACAAGCAATACCGGGGTCGGTTCTGGGCCTGCTACAACTGTACCTGTAGACAAAGTTGCTATGCTGCAAGACTCCAGCAATTATACGGTTGGGGATCGTGTAGACCAGCTAAGGCAGGCTGTTCCGATTCCCGATGGTGGCCGAGTAGCTACTGATTTTGAGTTAAAGTATGAAGGAGTGGACGGACCCCTTAGAGATCCCGGAACTGGAGCTATTATAAGACCCGCTCGTCCGGACAACCCTTTTAACTCTGGAAACAGGCCGCCCGGTACGGAGTCTCCCTTTGAACGTCCGTTGGGCCCAGCGGCTCCTTTTGCTAGAGGCGGCGTGGTTAAGCCCCTGACAGGCATTCAGACGCTAGGTAGGTAAGATGTTCGGTGGTTTTAAAATGTCTCAGAGGAGCCTTCTTAACCTAGACGGTGTTCATCCTTTACTATGCTCGGTTGTAAAAACGGCCTTGGATTATACTAAAACAGACTTTGGCGTAATTCACGGCGTTCGTACTCTAGAAGAGCAGAAAGACCTTTTTGAACGTGGGGCGTCTAAGACAATGGATAGCTATCACTTACCGCAAAGTGATGGTTACTCTCATGCGGTAGATCTTATGGCTTATGCCGGAAAGCGGGCTTCTTGGGAGATCACTTTGTACGATGATATTGCTGACGCGATGAAAGCAGCAGCACAAGAACACGGGGCCTCTATTAGATGGGGTGGCTCTTGGACTGTGCCTGATATCAGGGATTGGGAAGGTAGTATGGAAGAAGCCATGAATAGCTACGTTGATTTACGAAGATCTCAGGGCAGACGACCTTTTGTAGATGGTCCGCATTTTGAACTGCGATCTATCGCATAATTATAGATTATGTCCTAGTGGCTCGTATACATCCTGTGATAGGATTATGTCAGACATTGTTTGATTATATGCGAGGAATGGATGGACGAACTTTACGTGGCCGAGGCTGTCTTTAAGATATTAAGGGAAAGACGGCAAGGTGTAACGGATTTGATGATATATGGTAACGTCAAGTCTATGGAACAATACCGCGAGCTTATGGGCAATTTAGATTGCCTTAATCACGTTGAACAGGAACTCAAGAGCCTGCTAGATAAACAGGAGCAATCTATATGATAGAACAAAAAAAAGTTGTACCCGAAGATAAAGTAAAAACCGTAGACAAACTTGCGGACGCTTACGTGGATAAACCGCGCCTTAACCCTGAAGCTATCGGGAAAACTCTCTTAGATCGGATGCCCTCTCCTACAGGCTGGCGGATTTTGATTTTACCTTATCAAGGTAAGGGAAAGACCGCGGGTGGCATTTTTCTGCCAACAGAAACTCAGGAGAAGAGTCAAATATCTACTCAGGTCGGCTATGTTCTTAAATTAGGCCCTCTAGCCTATAAGGACACTAGCAAGTTCCCTTCTGGACCGTGGTGCAAAGAAAAGCAGTGGGTAATGTTTGCTCGCTATGCTGGATCACGATTTCAGATTGATGGTGGAGAAGTTCGGATTCTTAACGATGATGAGATTTTATCGACCATTTTAGATCCTGAAGATATCCATCAATTAAATTAAGGAGAGTTACGTGTCTGAAAACGACAACACCATAGAACTGGACGTCGGTGAAGAATCTGTAGACGTAGAGGTCGTAGACGAGGTTTCTGAGGACACTGAACAGTCTTCGGAAGACCAGTTTTCTAAAGCCGAGACTTCTACGCAAAAACGGATTAGTCGCCTTACTAAGAAAATGCGTGAAGCAGAGCGCCGAGAACAAGAAGCGGTTAAGTATGCCCAAGCAGTACAAGGCGAATCTCAAGCTTTAAAAAAACGAATGTCTAGCTTGGACTCTAGCTATGTAACCGAGTACTCGAATCGTGTTAGTACGCAGATGTCTCAAGCAGAATCTAATCTTACTAGGGCTATGGAGATAGGCGACAGTCAAGCCGCCGTGGAAGCTCAACGAGAGCTTACAGGACTAGCTATCCAGCAGGATAGGGCTAACCAAGCCAAGATGCAGTCGGACAGGGCTCAACAGCAGGATGCCGCAGCGCAAGAGCATCAGGCCCGTCAGCCTATGCCAGCACAACAACCTAAAAGACCCGATCCGAAAGCAGAGCAGTGGGCTTTAAAGAATAGCTGGTTTGGTGCTGACGAAGCGATGACTTATGCAGCCTTCGGAATACATAAGGCGCTGGTTGAAAATGAAGGGTTTGACCCTACGGGGGAAGACTACTATACTGAACTAGATCGTCGCATTTCTGACAAGTTTGGAAACG